TCGAAACAGAAACCGAAAGCGAGGAAGCTGTGACTACAGCCCCAGAAAATACACCGGAGGAGACTCCGGTAGATACACCGGTCGAGGCTGAAAAGGTCGAGGCCGCTCGTAAGATCATCCGTCCATCTGTACTAGACTCTCAGCGAGTCCGTACGCCTATTGTTTCAATGGCAACTTACACAGAGCACAAAATCAAAGCTGCTCTTGGCAACGATGACTCAAAGCTCTACGTAACCGCAGCGGATGATTTTTCTACAAACCCTGCATTTAATCCAACACAGTATCTACAAGAATTTGTAACCAATACTCGTTTTGGTACCCCGGCCATTGATGCGTGCTCTCAAGGGGTATTACCCTCACAGGGCATGACGATCCAAGTCCCGGCACTCGTTACCTCAGCCGGCGGTGGTACAGGCGTAGCACCTACAGTTACAGTAGAGGCAGAAAACGGCGCGGTATCTAATACAGATATGCAGACCGCGTATTTGTCTGGCACCGTATCTAAGTACAGCGGCATGGGCACCATATCCGTTGAGCTCCTCGAAAGATCAGATCCAAATTTTTATGCTGAATTAACTCAACAGCTACAAAATGCGTATCTAACTACAATCGACACAGCTGTATTAAATGCTTTACTTACAGCTAGCACAGGCTCAACACCTACTACAGCTGATAGTGATGGAGTTATCGCATTTACATCACAAGCTGCTGCTGCCGTTTACAAAAACACAGGTTATTTTGCGCAGAATTACGTAGGAAATGCCGCACAATGGCAGCTATTAATGGGCGCAACCGATACCACAAAGAGGCCTATATATAATGCAATTCAGCCGATGAACGCGGCCGGACAGGTAGGCCCTCAAAGCATCCGCGGTAACGTGCTAGGCCTTGATCTATACGTAGATAAAAACTTTACTGAAACAACAGTAGATGACTCATCCGCGTTAATTTTGGCACCTGAAGCGTTTACCGTTTATCGCAGCCCACAGGCTTACATGAGCGTAAACGTAGTAAGCAATTTGCAGGTACAGGTTGCAATTTATGGCTTCATGGCAACAATCGCCAAAATGCCTAACGGTATCGTTAGATACTTAAAGGCATAAGCAACAAAACTAATAGTCGGTAGCCCTCTTAGCCCTTTGAGGGCTACCGGCCCTAGTAAGTAAAGGAGTAAAAAAGTGCCAGCAACATACGTAACCGAGGCCGAGCTAAGAGCAAATTTAGGTATTGAAAATTTGTATAGCTCAGATATCGTGGAGACGTGTTGCCAGGCTGCCCAAGATTTGCTTAACCAGTATTTATGGTTTGACTCTGCGCCAATAGTGGGCACGGCGTTACAAAATAACGTAGCTACTGTAATGGTTGCTAACCCTGCAATCTTTAGCACTGGGGACTCTGTAACCTTGAGTGGATGCGGCTCAACCTTTAACGGCACTTACACAATTACCGGCACTATGCCATGGACAGCCGGCACGACTACTAGTTTTCCATCTATAGCCTTTAATACTTACGCCTTTAACTGGCCTAAGGGATACAGCTTTATCCAATTTGCTAAAACAGCGGCTAACGCTAATTTTACTCGCGTACTCCCTTATGGATCAGCTGTAGGAGCCGATACAAAAACAAACGCTTATGCGACTACCCCAGCTGTAAGAGAGGCCGCCATGATTTTGGCGGTAGATATTTTTCAGGCTCGCCAAGTCTCACAGACAGGCGGCGTATCTATAGACGGTTTTAGCCCATCGCCTTACCGTATGGGTAATAGCATGATTGGCAAGATCCGAGGCCTTATCGCCGGCTACACCAACCCTAATACGATGGTCGGATAATGCCTACAGCGATTACTACTCTAAGAGCCTCACTAGCTGCCGCTCTTGATAACCCTAACGTTTGGAATACTTTTAGTTTTCCACCGGCTACCATAATCGCTAATAGCGTGATCGTGGCACCGGCAGATAATTACATAACTCCGAGTAATAACACTTATGCGGCTATCTCGCCTATGGCTAACCTAAAGATTATTATGACGGTGCCCATGTTTGACAACGAGGGAAACCTTAACGGTATCGAGACGATGGCTGTAGCTGTATTTAACAAGCTCGCCGCCTCAAGTATCAAAATGAATGTTGGCGCTATGAGTGCTCCATCCGTACTAGAGGTACAAAGTGGATCCCTTTTAACCGCTGATTTCTCTATATCAACCCTAACGAGCTGGAGCTAAACGATGGACCTAACACCTGAGGAGCTGGCTTTTCTTATAAAGATAGGTCAGATCGAAACACCAAAACCAAAACCAACAGCCAAGAAAGACGAGGACTAAACCGTGGCAATTTTTCTAAATAATAAGGTCGGCTTCAAGGTCGGCTCAACACCTGTAGATTTTACCGATCACGTAACAAATTTTACTTTAACGCAACAGAGCGACCAGATCGAGGTCACAGCAATGGGCAGCACCTCTCATCAATTTGTAACTGGGCTCTCAGCCGACACGATTACCGTAACGCTGCTCAACGACACAGCGGCAGGCTCTATCTTGGCAACGCTACAAGCTGCTTACGGTACGACCGTGGCATTTAAGGCGATCCAAGATTACACAGCTGCCGTATCTGCTACTAACGTTTTGTACAGCGGTACGATCTTGATCGATAACCTAACTCCAATTAACGGCGCTGTAGCTGATGAGGGCATGATGGATCTTACATTTACCTGTAACTCCAAAACCGCTATTGCAACTACCGGTACATGGTAAATCTAACTAACTAACTAAGGGGCAAAAATGGCTAAATTAAAGATCGTGCGTAATGATGGGACCGAGCTTGTAGGAGAAATCACGCCTAGCGTGGAGTATGCCTTTGAGCAATTTTACAAGATCGGTTTTCATCGTGCGTTTAGAGAGCAAGAGATGCAATCAATGGTCTACTACTTAGCTTGGGAAATTACAAAACGTGCAGGGGAAGCGCCAAAACCTTACGGTGAGGCTTTCATAGATACGCTTAAAAGCGTAACCGTGGAGGACAGCGACCCTTTAGCCTAAAGCGCGATCTCCCTTTTACTTACTTAATTGCGAGATTAAGCATAAGACTAGGGATCGCGCCGCAGGCGCTTTTGGATCTTGATAAAAATATGCTCGATGCATTAGTGCAAGGGCTTAAGGATGAGGCTAAGGAGGTCGAAAATGCCAGTAGAGGTAAAAGGCGCGGTCGCTCTTAGAAAAGCCTTAAGGCAATTTTCTCCTGATCTAGCTAAAGAAACCCAAAAAGAGTTAGCGGCGATCTTACGTCCTATCACTATTAAGGCTCGAGGCTTTATACCTGCATCTGCACCGCTAAGCGGCTGGGGCTCAGGTAATGGTTACTTTCCGGCCTACAGCGCCTCAGAGGCGCGCAGAGGTATCGGCTACAAAGCCACACCATCAAAGCCTAATAACAATGGCTTTAGATCCCTTGCTCGGATATTTAATAAAAGCGCGGCCGGTGCTATCTATGAAACAGCTGGGCGTAAAAACCCTCAAGGCCGACCACAGGCAAAGATGAGTCGCGTAGCTGTACCGGGTCATAAAAACTTTGGCAAGAATATCCGCTCCGGTAATAAAAACGAGTCCAAGTCTAATAACCCAAATGCAGGCGCACAGTTTATCGATGCGTTAAATAAAAGCGGTGAGATCGTAAACGCTTACGTGAGACAAGAGGGCCAAGCCGGACGAGCTAGCGGCAAGATGAAAGGCCGCGCAATCTTTAGAGCGTGGCAAGAGGACGGCGGCAAAACTCAGGCAGCTGTATTAAAAGCGATCGAGACAGCCGCTAATAAACTCAATGCAACGGCAAAGGGGTAAACGTGTCTAATATAGTTATAGATATTGCGGCCGAATTCACCGGTAAAGGTGCCTTTAAGCAAGCCGAAACCTCTACAGATAAATTAACCAAGGGTGTTAAAAGCCTTGCTAAAACTCTTGGCGTGGCATTTGGTACACAGCAAATCTTGGCATATGGAAAGGCAGCGGTAAAAGCCGCGGCAGAGGATGAAAAGGCTCAAAAGCAACTAGCCCTAGCTCTAAAGAATGTCGGCCTTGGCCGTGATGCCGCCGCCTCTGAGGGCTATATACAAAAGCTACAAAAAGAATTTGGCGTCCTCGATGACAATTTGAGGCCGGCCTATCAGACTCTAGCGGTAGCAACTCGGGATACAGCCCAAGCCCAAAAGTTATTACAGCTTGCCCTAGATATTTCTGCATCAACTGGCAAAGATTTGGCTAGTACCTCATCCGCGTTGAGTAAGGCATTTTTGGGAAATAATGCGGCGCTTTCTAAATTAGGTGTAGGCATATCTAAAGCCGATCTTAAAACTAAATCATTTGAGGAGATTACAGCCGAGTTAGCTAAAACCTTTGCGGGATCTGCTACCGCCTCTGCTAAAACTTTCCAAGGATCTATGGATAAATTGGCCGTATCCTCTGCTAATGCCAAGGAGATTATTGGCGAGGGTTTAATCAATGCCCTAAAAAATTTAGGCGATGAGGATGGTATTACAAATCTCACTACAGGTATGGAGGATTTTGCTACCGAAATATCAAAGTCCATACAAGCTCTAGGTTTATTACTCGGGCTATTAAAGTCCGTGCCAGATTTGCTTGCTAAAACTGGCGGTCCGATATTTACGCTACCTAAAGGTTTAACAGGTGCCATATTTGATCTTGGTAAACTGTACCAATTTACCTTACCGGGTGCTTTAGCTCCGATCTTTGATTTGCTTAATAAGGGTGTAGGTGGTGATACTACGGCCGCTGGGCTAGCGCATCTTGCCGAGTTAGAGGCCAAGTACACCGCGGCAACTCTTAAGACAAGCAAGAAACTAACGGCAGAGGAATTAAAGCAGCTTAAGGCTAAGCAACTCAAGGCAGCCATCGACAAGGCTAACCTTGCTTTAGGTAAGGGTGCCGAAATTTTTGACCTTGAGCGGATCGGGTTACAGGCAGCTGAATTAAATCAAGCCGCACAATTAAGCAAGGTAACTAATCAAGCCCAGCTCTTACAAATTACTAATGATCTTGCTCGACTACAGGTTAAACAATCTATTTTGGATCTCGACAAGGCTATCGCTAGCCAAGACGTAGCAGCTATAACCGCTGCCACTAATCAACTTAATGCCGATCTAAAGGTACTAGGCGTTTTAACTAATCAGAAAATTAAACTTACAGAAATAGAGACGATCCTTAAAGGCATCCTGCCTAAGGATCTAATTAATCTAACTAACCTTTATGAGGCGATCGCTTTGCTCGGTAAATTAACCGTGCCGAGTATTGGTGCCCCTGCAATTACAGGCGGCGGCATAGGTGCAACCACACCAAAAACCCTTACAGATGCAGAGATAGCCGCAGCTCTTGCAGCTGGGAGTTTTGTCCCTGTAGTACCGGGTACAGGAGGCGTAACAGGTGGCTCCGGTCGTGCCGGTAACTATCCGTCCTATGGTTTCCCGGGCTCGGATATGGGCTACGGTGGAGGCTCTGTTACTTACGTAGATATAACAGTAAATGCAGGGTTTGGTACAGATCCCGAGGAGTTAGCCCGAGTCGTGGAAAACGTATTTAACCAATCTACAGATAGAGGCACGTCCACTAATCGCAGCTCTGGGGTTTATGTCTCATGACGTGGATACCGGAGTGGAAAATTATCGTAGGTACGACCGTCTACGACAACGTACTCAGCGTAACAATGGCAACTGGGCGAGATGATATCGACCTACAATGCAACGCCGGATATGCGCGTTTAGAAATCGTAAATACTAATAACCTACCTTTTGATATTGATGTAACCGATAGTTTAACCCTTGAGTTAAAAAACAGCTCAGGCACTTACGTACCTGTATTTGGTGGTGAGGTTTCAGATTTTGGTATCTCTGTACGCTCTCCCGAGGAGGCAGGGTTTATAACAATCGGTAATATATTGGCCGTAGGATCCTTGGCTAAATTGACTAAGGCTCTCTTTCCGGATGCCTTGGCTAAAACCGAGGACGGTAATCAGATATACGACATACTTAACGAGCTACTTATTAACTCTTGGTTTGAGGTAGCCCCAGCTTTACAATGGTTTAACTATAACCCTACGACAACGTGGGCCGATGCTGAAAACGTAGGGCTTGGCGAGATAGATCAACCTGGCTTATATGAGATGATTTCAAGAGCTGCGGAGCCTTTTAGTAGCTACAATCTATGCGCTCAAATTGCACAAAGCGCTCTCGGGCAGCTATACGAGGACAAAGCCGGGCGAGTGTGTTATGCCGATGCAGATCACCGTACGACCTATCTATCCACTAACGGCTATACGACTATCTCGGCCAATTACGCTACTCCCTCGAGTATTAAAACGATTTTGCAGATAGGCAAGATCCGTAACTCCCTAGTGTTTAATTATGGTAATAATTACAATAATAGCGCTACGGCTGTAGATACAGACTCGGTAGCCAATTACGGCAGGTACCAGCGTAACGTTACCTCTAACCTACACAATTTGGCCGATGTTAATACCGTAATGAATAGAGAGCTTGGCCTACGCGCTATCCCTAGAGAGCAGCTACAAAACCTTACCTTTAGACTAGATAGCACCGCTTTACCGGATGCCGAGCGTAATAAGCTCATAGACGTATTTTTTGGTCAGCCCATGATTATTAACGATCTGCCGATTAATATGTTTAACGGATCTTTTAACGGTTTTGTGGAGGGCTTTGCTATTAGAGCTACCCCGGCTTATGTTGATTTAACTCTTACCTTAAGCCCTACAGATTTCTCTCTAGTCGCGCCACAATGGGACACAGTAAGCCCGTCTAACCTGATTTGGACCGGCGTAAATGCTACGCTTGAATGGGAAAATGCAATAGGAGGACTAACGTAATGGCAACTACTACCCCTAATTTTGGCTGGCCGGTGCCTACAAGTACCGATCTAGTAAAAGATGGAGCTACGGCTATTGAGGCACTAGGTGACTCGATCGATGCCTCTTTACTCGATCTTAAAGGCGGCACTACAGGACAGGTATTAAGCAAAAATACTAATACCGATCTTGATTTTACATGGGTTACTACAGATGACGCTAACGCTATCCAAAATTCTATCGTGGATGCTAAAGGCGATTTAATCGCAGCTACGGCTAACGATACTCCGGCACGTTTAGCGGTCGGTACTAATGGACAAATTTTAACCGCAGACTCAACAGCTGCTACAGGCTTAGCATGGGCAACCCCAGCGGCAGCGGCTAGCGGTTTAACACTAATTACTAGCGCTACTTTCTCGGCAGTCTCTAGCGTATCTCTACCTAACAGCACTTTTAGCTCTACTTATACAAACTACAAAGTCATTTTTATCGTCTCATCATCATCTGCTAACACTGCGATAAATTGCCGTTATCGTGCAAGCGGTACAGATAACTCAGGATCTACTCACTACAGCGCGCTTACAATATCGCGCGTAGATGGTAGTGCTCAAACACAAACAAATATTAACGGCGGCACTTTCTTTACTTTTGCACACAATGCAACCGGTACACCGGGCACTCTTGGTCTATCTCTTGATTTTACATCTCCACAAGCTGCGGCCAAAAAACAAATTATGGGTACTGGTTTCGGTTATAACTCTGGGATGGATGCTTTTGCAGCTTATTCTTTAGGCGCGTGGATGAATTCCACCTCTCAATTTGACTCTTTTTCATTTTTAACAAGTGGTGGAGCGACAATTACCGGATCGTACTTTGTGTACGGCTACCAAAACTAAGGGGATAGCATGAGCGAAAAACTATTTACTCAAGAGGGCGAGACACGGCGCGAATTTAACGAGGCCGAGTATGCACAATATGAGTTAGACAAGATCGAGGCAAAACGTTTAGAGGATGAAAGAGCCGCTGTAGCTGCTCAAAAGGATGCGTTATTAGTTAAATTGGGTATTACCGAGGATGAGGCTCGCCTCTTACTTTCCTAATGGAGACGAGTTATAACGGCTACCCGGCTTCTAAAGATGCGGCAGAGATAAAAATAAAGTCCTACCCGGTAAGGGGTACGGATCGTAAACTAAGGTGTGCCGAGAGTGTGGGCCCACTCTTGGCCGCTTTTGCGGCTGAGTTTCACGAGCTAATTGAGCCGATAGACGAGGGCACTTTTGACGATTGGGGGTATGCCTACAGGATGGTTAGAGGCAACCCGACTAAGCTCTCTTGTCACTCATCCGGCACGGCTATCGATCTCAATGCTACAAAGCATCCTCTCGGCAAGGCTGGCACTTTCCCAGCTGAGAAAATACCTATGATCCGTGCGCTCGCTAAAAAATACGGCCTCAAGTGGGGTGGCGATTTTAAGACACGGCCGGATGATATGCACTTTGAGGTAGAGGTGTCACCGGCCAAGGCTAAGGCTTTAATCTCTAGTTTAGGTTTACAGTAAGACAAATCCTAAAGGGCATTTAGGAGCAAGACAATGAAAGAGCAAGCAATCGCGGTAGGTAAGTCCTATCTTAGATCAGCTGTGGCGTGTGCGGCAGCTCTCTATATGAGCGGTATTACCGATCCAAAAGTATTAGCTAATGCGTTTATCGCTGGGCTAATTGGGCCACTACTTAAGGCCGTCCAACCGTCCGAGGGACAGTTTGGCGTAACTAAGTAATGGAAAGAGCCCAGCTTGTAATTGGTATTACCTTGGGGGTATTTACTATTTTGGGGTTATGGGCTGGGCTCATCCGTAAATTGGTTATCTATTATTTATCAGAGTTAAAGCCTGACGGTAACGGCGGCCATAATTTAGCCGGGCGCGTAGAGCGTATTGAGATGAGAGTGGATCGTATTTACGAGATTTTGCTCGAGGACAGGCTAGCCAAGTAGCGACACGCCAAGAGGCTATAGGCTTTGCTTTCTGACAAAAAGCCCTCATACTGATACTACAAACGCTGAGAGGGCTACTCGGTTAGTAGCTTGATCGGCCTTAACAAAGGGCGAAAGATGAATAGTGCAGATATATTAGTAAGCCTTGGAGCTTGTGCTTTAGGGTTTTTGTTTATGACAGTTGGCTACTCCATAGGTTTTAAGCACGGCCACGGCGAGGGCTTTATTAGAGGCCGCGCTATCGCTAAGGCTCTTAAAGAGAGCGAGCTAATCTGATGGGGTTTTTAGATAATTACGAGGATGTAAACGCTCGGATTAAGCGGTTTAGATCAGAATTTCCAAGTGGTCGTTTAGTAGCTTATATTGAGGATATTGATATCATCAAAGGCACGATTTTAGTAAAGGCTGAGGCCTATCGTGAGTACGAGGACAACGTGCCAAGCGCCGTAGATTACGCATTTGGTAACGTCTCGACTTATCCAAACAATATGAAAAAATGGTTTATCGAGGACACAATTACAAGCGCTTACGGTCGCGTGATCGGTCTATTAACTCCAAGCCTTGAGCATAACTCGAGGCCTACGGTGCAGGATATGGAAAAGGTAGAGACTTTACCGGCTGACTCTGATCCGTGGAGTAAGAAAGCATCAATAGAGGATATGTCCACAATGGCTACGGCTATTCTTGAGATCGGTACGCAGCTGGGAGGCGAGTTAGTAGCTGAGGCTCCACGTTGTCCGCATGGGACGATGGTTTGGGCTGAGGGTACGGCCAAAACTACCGGTAAGCCGTGGGCTGCTTACAAATGCACCGAAAAGTTACGCGCTAATCAATGCCAGCCATATTGGCACGTACTGGGCTCAGATGGAAAATGGAAGCCTCAAGTATGACAAAAACAAAGCTAGTAATACTTTTGGTGATCTTTCAGATTTGTTTGTTTACAGCGATGGTGGTGCAGCTATGGGAGATCTAACCTTCATCAAAGATGGCGTATCTACCACTATCCATGAAAACGGCGAGGTAACTGTACTTAAAGTTATTTTGTGCGATGAATGTGAAAAGTACGTTAGTCCTCTTGGCGGCTGGTCTGTGAGAGATCATACCGGCGAGGTCGTAATGTGGCTGTGTGCAGAATGTCGCAAGTAGCCAAGGTAATACTCGATCGATCTCAAGAGGTAACAGCTCATAGAGTAGGACTCGAGCGCACGATCGTGCGAAATGCTAATACAAGCGATGCTAGTAATTTTGGCCAAGTTTATAAAAACTGGCACGAGCTAGTATGGCAAGAGGCCGAGGGTGCCTCAGCTGAGACGGCTGTAGCTAACTATTTTGGCGATTACGCTTTTGTGCCAAAAATACACAATGCCCACGAGGAGGCAGACGTAGGCGAAAATATCGAGGTTAAATGGACTAAACACGCTAACGGCCATTTGATCTTACAAAACAGAGGCCCGGGCCGTCCTAATGATGTAGCTGTGTTAGTTACCGGATGGAGTCCGGTCTATATCCTCTTAGGATGGATGCCGGTGCACATGGCCAAGGTGCCTAAATATAAGCATCCTTACCAAGATAACTATTGGGTACCTCGATCTAATCTCTTTGAGATGCAATATCTAAAGAGGTCACAATATGGCGTATAAAACTAAGTGCCGGTTATGTGCAAAAGTGACCGAGCATATAGAGCGTGTCGTAACCGATAACCTACCCTCATACGTTAAGGCGCTCCAATGCGTTAAATGCGGCGTTATGGGGATCGTAATGTTGGAGGATGTAAATGACAGTAATTAGGCCAGGCTGTGTTTATTGTGGGATGTTTCACGATCCCAAAACCTGTAATTATCAGCTGATATTACTTATTGAGTCGTATATAAATAAACAGTCCGATATAGATCCGGCGGCACTAGCTTACGAGATAAGTAAGGCAGGTTATATCCGTGCCAATGTATGAGTATGAATGTTTATTATGCAATATCCGTTACGAGCTAGAGCAGCCGATCACCTCAGCCGCAGCGCCTATGTGCTGTGGTACTCATATGAGGCAGGTTTACCATGCTCCCGGCATATCGTTTAAGGGTAAGGGATGGGGTAAAGATGCTAAATAGTTATCCACAGGTGTTATCCACAGGTGTTAAAAACCTGTGGACGACACGCAGGCAATACGCTCAAGTTATCCACATACTCGCTAGTAACTTGACCTATAGGCTACGCTCCATACTCGCAGGCGAGCCGCTACCGCGGTTAGCTCGCAGGCGTAGTTTGGTGCTTATGGCCGGGCTATTGCTATTTAGCAATATGCCTGCATCACAAGCTATAAACACACCAAGAGATAAAGAAAACTACAAACTCTACGCGCATATAAAACTCACTAATTCAAAAGAGTATCGATGCCTAGAGCTATTATGGAATAGAGAGAGTAAGTGGGATCCAAGGGCCAATAACCCTAAGAGCTCTGCCTATGGCATACCTCAGCTACTTAAATTAAAAGAGCATGATCCATATAAGCAGATAGATCTAGGCCTTAAGTACATAGCCCATAGACATACCACACCATGCAAGGCATATGCTTATCATCTAAAGACTGGTCATTACTAATGGTCATTAATAGATACTTAGATAAGTGCTCAAGGTGTGAGGATCTAAAGCCTGAGTCAGAGCTAATAGAAATGGGCTCATGGTTACTATGCTCTATATGTCTGGATGATATCTAATGGTGCACGGTACAAGGGATCCAAGGCTTACACGTAAGTACAAGGCTCAACGCCTCATAGTATTAGCAAGGGACGGGTACACCTGTGTTTACTGTGGGCAGGATGCTAATACTGTAGACCACATAGTAAGCATCAAGGCCGGAGGAGATCCGATTAGCTTGGATAATATGATCGCATGCTGTAAGCGTTGCAATAGCGCTAAAGGATCACGCTCTCAAGCCGTTTTTTTAGCCAAACAGTCTACCCCCCCTGCCTTTTTAAACGATGCCTCCCCAAAAACGACC